CGTCAAGAGGCTGTAGCTTAGAATCTACGATTTTGACAGGAGCATTAGGTTGACCATCGGCCTTAATACCTTTACGCTTTAGGTTAACATTGAAGGTCTTGTCATCTTCTTTATCTTGTTTGACGTTAAGACCGTAATCTTTGAGCTCTTGAACTTTAGCAGCATCAGAGGTCTGTATCACCATTTCCCATTGCTTAGAACCGAATGGGTTAACGGGTGCGTCAGTACCTGAGATACGACAAAACTTAGCTGTAAGATCTTTTATGATTATAGAACGAGGATATGTACTCACGACTTTACTCCTTATAGTTTAGATTAAAAATGTAAGAGCCTAACTCAATCATATTATACGCTAGACTCTTACTATAAGCAATGCGTGCTTGTCACGCAACACTAGGATACTTGTTACTAACAAAGTGATCGACATTAAGATTATTAGAAACGATATGGATAATCTCGTCGACACCTAACGCTACATTGTAGACTGATAGCGCATAATCGAATATTTCTTGATGGGTCATATGACACCTCCTGTTAGTAATATACACAAGCAACACGAGCTTGTCTCGTTTAGCCAGGTAGTCATTGAGAGACACCTGACTATCTCGAATATCACCCTATTATAATACTTATAGGGTATTACCGGCCCCACAACCCCCTCTCTAATAGGGGACAGGCTACCTAAAGCCTCCTGAGAGCCAGTAACAGTACAATACCACTAAGCCAAAGCCTAGTGCCATTATACCATGAGCCAATAGAACCTCAGTCATGTTACCATCAGCAATATGATTAGGCCAGCAAATATAGCCACAACTCCTATAACGTCATCTTTAGTAACCATGTTACCTCCTATGATAATATTAATACTACCCACAATGCCAGCTTGTCTGGCAACCCGTAAACAAAACAAGGGGGCCGTAAAAATATAGTGTATACATATATATATATAATAAATTTTTCATAAGTCTCTTTTAAAGAAGTGCCTCCTATTAGAGATAACAATTGGTTAAATTTTAACCAGGAGGTATAATGATTCTCTACAATGATCCCTGCGATGATGTAGGAGTGAGTGTTAGTGATTGGATAAAAAGGATTAATAATGAACAAGAAAACAAACAAACAAGACTTGATAGTGCTAAGTGTAGTAGGAATAATCGTCTTGCTAGCTATTGGGGTTCATTATGGATAATAGAAGAAAACTCGAACTTGTTAAGGAAGCGACGAAGCGAAAGCTCTTAACTCAATACCAGACAAACTTTGAACAGTTTGCAAAACAACAAATCAAAATTATTACTAAAGATGCTAGTAAAGGATTTGTGCCATTTATATTTAACGAAGCTCAGCAAAAAGTAAATGAAGCATTAGAGCAGCAGTTGAAGGAAAAAGGCAGGGTTAGAGCTTTAATACTAAAAGCTAGACAACAAGGCATATCTACGTTCTGTACTGCACGTACGGCTTGGAAAAGCTTTTTTACCCCTAATGCTCGATCAGTAGTTATGGCTCATGATAGTGCTACTTCTGATGCTTTGTTTGCTATGAGTAAAAACTTGTTTGACCGTATGGCAGATGAGTTTAGACCTAAGTTGCTAGCTTCAAACGCAAAGGAGATTAAGTTTGAACATAATAATGCAGGTTATAGATTATATACTGCGGGTAGTCCTGAAGCAGGCCGAGGTACTACCCCTACAATCGCCCACCTTAGTGAGGTGGCCTTTTGGACTTTTGACGAAAAGATTCTTGCCGGACTTTTCCAAGGTATCTCTCAAGCTGAGGGTACCGAAGTTATATTGGAATCGACGGCCAACGGCGCTAAAGGAGAGTTTTATAGGCTTTGGAAACAAGCTGAAAGAGATTATGAGAAAGGTGGTACTGAGTACGTACCTATCTTTCTACCTTGGTATATCACTTCTGAATATAGGAGAGAAGCTCCGGAAAGCTTTGAGCCTACTGAAGAAGAGTCTAAACTTATGGATAAACATGGACTGGACTTTGATCAGCTATATTGGCGCAGGCTTAAGATTGCTGAGTCGGGTGAAAGAAAGTTTCTGCAAGAATATCCGACGACTGCTGAAGAAGCGTTCTTAGTAAGTGGTAACAGTGTCTTTGATGCTGGTAAGCTAGCTGAACTAGAGCCAGTACCTTATTTAAAGAAGATGAAGCTTGACCTTGATTCTAAGTTTTTTGAAACTACGAATGAAGGTGATATAGAAATATACGATTACCCAGACCACAATATGGGTTATGTTATTGGTGCTGATGTAGCACTAGGTGTAGGTAAAGATTATTCTGCTGCTGTAGTTATAGATGAGAACAGAAACATAGTAGCAGCTTATAGAAACAATAGAATAGATCCTAGTAAGTTTGGTGACTTCTTATTCTATCTAGGTAGGTATTATAATAATGCTTTGCTTGCTGTTGAGTCTAACTCAATGGGTATAGCAACACTACAGAAGCTAGATGATATGTCATACGTAAACTTATACAGACAAACTAAAATATCTAATATATCTAACCAGGAGGGCGATAGGCTAGGTTTTAGAACAACTACAGCGACTAGGAGTACAATCATAGGTAATCTTAAAAATGCACTTGAGAACGATGATGTGTATGTACCTAGTGCTGAAATTATACAAGAACTAAAAGATTATATCGTAAACGATCAAGGTAAAGCAGAAGCAGCAGCCGGTTGTCATGATGATTATGTCATGTCTTTTGCTATAGCACTGGAAGTGCTGCGCTCACATTACGATCGTATAACAACCAATAAGGTTCCTTGGAATCAGAAGTTTATGGATATAGAACAAGATGACACGAGGTGGATATGATATTAGAAACAGCACTAATGTGCATGGCAGCAAACATATATCATGAGGCAAAGAACCAGTCTATGTTAGGACAGTTTGCAGTAGCACAAGTAGTAATGAATCGAGTAGAAGATAGCAGGTTTCCAGATACAGTATGTGAAGTAGTTAAGCAAGGTTTAACTTATAGAAATGGTAAAGTAGTTATAGGTAAATGTCAGTTTAGCTGGTACTGTGATGGTAAGTCTGATGAACCTAATAAAGATAGCAAAGCTTGGAGTAATGCTATAAGACACGCATCTATAATAATGGGTGAAAGTATTAATTTAGACGTAACCGATGGAGCTACTCACTATCATGCAAGCTACGTTAGACCTGCATGGGCTAAGACTAAAAAGCGTACAACTAGAATAGATAAACATATATTTTATCGCTGGGAAAAGTAACCTGTCCCCTATTAGAGAATTTTATAGAGAGAATAAATTATGGTAAATCTATCTGTTGGAAGAGGCGAGAAATTGCCTACTAAAAAAGGCGCTGGATTAACCGCAAAAGGAGTAGCAAAGTATAGACGTGCTAATCCTGGATCTAAATTAAAAACCGCTGTAACCGGTAAAGTAAAGCCTGGAAGTAAAGCTGCAAAACGTAGAAAGTCTTTTTGCGCTAGATCTAAAGGTTGGACAAGCGAACGAGGTAAAGCAGCTAGAAGAAGGTGGAAATGTTAACATGGTAAAACTTACAAAAAAGAAATTTCCTAAAAGCAAAGGTACCGGTAAGAGTACTAAGAAAACTGGTATAGCTAAAAAAGCTGCAGAATCAGGAATACCTGCAAGTGTGCTAAGCGCAGTATACAGAAGAGGTATAGGAGCTGCTAAGACTGCAGGTACAAGACCAGGAGTTAAGTCACCACAACAATGGGCTATGGCTAGAGTAAACTCATTTATCGCTAAGAAGCCAGGTACATGGGGAGGAGCTGATAAAGACTTAGCTGCTAAAGCTAGAGGTTCTAAAAAGAAGAAATCATGAGCAAAGTACACCCTAACTCACTAAAGAATCTGCGCCCCTTCTCTAAAGAAGGTGCGCGCGCCGGCCAAAAGAATTCTGTTATAGCGCGTAAAGCTAATAAAGAGGCGCGAGAAGCATTGAAACTTACATTAAACGATTGGAAAGCTTTAAAAGAAGAAATTAAAGATGATGCTCCTGCTGCTTTAGATGTATTAAAAATAGCTATGACAAAAGCTTTATCTGTAGAAGATATGGATGAAGCTACAAGATTAGCAACAGTATTAGCAGAGTTTGAAGCACCTAAACTACAAAGACAAGATATAAATCAAGTAACTAAGACTGCCGACTTGACTGACGAAGAATTACAAGAAGCACTAGATGATATTGAAGTACAATTTGGTGTAGAACCTAAAAATCTTAACTGAGGTAATAAATGTGGAAGATACGAAATCCTTACAAAAAGGTAGCAAGTACAATGAGTATGACGAAGATGGCGACGGAATCGTCACAGATGAAGAACTGCGGCATGTCAAAGAAATTAAGGAAGTCGAGCATAATTTACGGAAACAGCGTGCACAAAGAAGAATGGCCACTTGGACACTTGTCGGAATGGGTGCGTTCACGGTGGTAATGTTTGTTTTACCTTTAGATAGGATAGCTGCATTAGCAGATATTAGTAACTTATTT